TATAGCCACCTACAGACTGACCACTGGTTTGATGAATACCATGAGTACGAGAACTCAGCACCAGCTATAAGGGATTACGATGGAATATCATATGCTCACTTCTTCAGTTCTGGTAACTATGGTACTGCTATGTCAGGGCTACATCACGCTAACTCACTAATGGCTAATAGGAACCACAGCAGTACGTGTGGGCATAGCCACAAGCGAGACCTTAAGTTTAGGGATGGCGCACACCCTAATGGTATCATGGGGCTTGTAGTGGGCTGTTATAAGGGTGCAGCAGAGTCTTGGGCTGGACAAGCTAACAACGATTGGTGGAAGGGTGTTGTCATTAAGAGGAATATTTCTGGTGGCATGTACGAGCCTGAGTTTATATCACTTCAACGGTTAAAGGAGTTGTACGGTAATGGGGAAGCGTTCTGACTTCAAGAGAGTACCAAGGGACTACTATCCTACCCCAATACAGGCTGTAGAGCCTCTAATACCTCACTTGCCATACTCCTTTGACTACTTGGAGCCATGTGCGGGTGATGGTAGGCTTATATCGCACATAAGTCAGTTAACCAGTGGGTTAGGGGAGTGCATAGGTGCCTACGACACAGAACCAAGGCATGACTATGTACAGAAGATGGATGCGCTAACTATAGAAAGTGTCTCAGGTAGTTTTAGCAAGGACTTCTTTGCTATTACTAACCCACCTTGGGACAGGAAGATACTACACCCGTTGATAGATAACTTCTTAGGTATATGTCCTACTTGGTTGTTGTTTGATGCGGATTGGATGCACACTAAGCAGTCAGCCACCTTTATGACATACTGTAAGACTGTGGTGAGTGTAGGAAGGGTTAAGTGGATTGAGGGAAGTAAGAGCCAAGGTAAGGATAATTGTGCTTGGTATCTCTTCGACTTTAGTAATGAAGAACAGACGCAGTTTTATGGGAGAATGATACAATGATTATGAGTAACAAAAGTATGGAAGCGTTCCGAGAATATAGTGATTGGGTGGAAGACAAGATCATTACTGAGGGTAAAGACCGACTGATGGAAAATGCTTTAGGTCTTATGGGTGAGGCTGGGGAAGTAGCCGAGAAGATTAAGAAGAGTATGAGGGACAAGACTGAGATTACCCCTAACGACATTGTAAAAGAACTAGGTGACGTAGTGTTCTATGCTACAGCCTTATCTAACTATTACAATGCTAACTTAGGTGTGACTATCTTAGAGAACCTAAACAAGTTAGATAGCCGTGAAGCTAGAGGCACTATTAAAGGAAGCGGAGACAATCGATGAAGAGTAACTACCTACCCACAGACTATCAGACCTTCATTGCCACTAGTCGCTATGCACGTTGGTTAGAGGCAATCAACCGCCGTGAGACATGGGGAGAAACAGTAGGACGTTATATAGAAAATATTGTAAAACCTTGGCTAAAGCCTGTTGACCTAGATGAAATGCGTGACGCTATCCTTAGCCTTGAAGTAATGCCATCTATGCGTTCACTCATGACTGCTGGTAAAAGTTCAGCAAGAGACAACACTTGTATGTATAACTGTTCATACCTACCCGTAGATGATCCTAAGTCCTTCGATGAAGCTATGTTCATCCTTCTCTGTGGTACTGGTGTCGGGTTCAGTGTTGAGCGTCAGTTCATTACTAAGTTGCCAGAGGTTCCCTCCCTCTTTGATAGTGATACGACTGTTGTTATCAAGGATAGTAAGGAAGGTTGGGCTAAAGGTCTCAGACAAGTTCTGGCTCTCCTGTGGGCTGGTGAGATTCCTAAGTGGGATGTATCTAAAGTACGTCCAGCGGGTGCTAGACTTAAGACGTTTGGTGGTCGTGCTAGTGGTCCTGCTCCTTTGGTTGACCTGTTTAACTTTGCTGTTACTACATTCAAGTCTGCACAGGGGCGTAGATTGTCCAGTATTGAGTGTCATGACCTGATGTGTAAGATAGGGGAAGTTGTCGTTGTAGGGGGCGTTAGACGCTCTGCTATGATCTCTTTAAGCAATCTATCAGATGACCGTATGCGCCATGCTAAGTCAGGTAACTGGTGGGAGAACGCAGGACACAGGGCCTTAGCTAATAATTCTGTAGCTTATACAGAGAAACCAGATAGTATGTCTTTCATGCGTGAGTGGACAGCATTAATGGAGAGTGGTAGTGGAGAACGAGGAGTATTCAACAGAGAAGCGTCAGTTAGACAAGCAGCAAAAAATGGCCGTAGAGAGTCTAACTATGAGTTCGGAACAAACCCCTGTTCGGAGATCATACTTAGGCCGAATCAGTTCTGCAATCTTACGGAAGTTGTCATCCGTGCTAACGACAGTATCGAAGACCTTACAAGAAAAGTCCGCCTTGCAACTATACTTGGGACTATACAGTCCACCTACACCCACTTTCCATATCTGCGAAAGGTGTGGGGAACAAATACCGAAGCCGAGAGGTTGCTCGGTGTGTCACTCACGGGGATAATGGACAACAAGCTAATGACATTGGCTAATGAGGGCCTGTCAAAAACATTGGAGCATTTAAGGGATGTGGCTATTTCTACTAACGCTGAGTGGGCTGACCGTCTTGGTATCCCTCATAGCACTGCTATTACTTGTGTCAAGCCCAGTGGAACAGTTTCCCAACTGGTTGACTCAGCTTCTGGCATTCATGCTCGTCACTCTCCCTATTATATCCGTACTGTGCGTGGAGATAATAAAGATCCATTGACCCAGTTCATGATTGATCAGGGTATACCTAATGAGCCTGACGTTATGAAGCCTGACGCTACGACAGTGTTTAGCTTTCCTATGCAGTCTCCTATGGGTGCTGTACATACTGCTGACATGACTGCACTAGAGCAGTTAGAGATGTGGCTGATGTATCAACGGCATTGGTGTGAGCATAAGCCTAGTGTAACTATTAACGTAAAGGCTGATGAATGGTTTGAGGTAGGTGCCTTTGTGTATAAGCACTTTGATGAAATGTCAGGTGTGTCGTTCTTACCTTTTAATGAGCATACATATCAACAGGCACCTTATCAGGAGTGTTTAGCTACAGACTATCATATACTACTTGATCAAATGCCCGACAACATTGATTGGGATAAACTAGCTGACTATGAGAAGGAAGACAACACATCGGGTATGCAGACAATGGCATGTACTGGGGATGTATGTGAGATGGTAGATATTGGATAATAATTAAATGGAGAGTTAAAATGATCTATGTGTATATGGTAGTACTTATGTTGATGAAAGATGGGGAGCCAGCCTTCTCTGTACGCGCACCTAACATGACTTTTACTACAGAGGAAAAGTGTCAAGCCGTGAGGGAACTTAACATGCAACACCTACTTAATACTAAACCTGTTCCAGAGGCAAGGTTCCTAAGTCAATGCGTAGGTCTGCCATTTAATATGAAAGACAAAGGAGACTTGTAATGGGGGATGTTGTTGATCTTAACCCTAAGCCAGAAAAGTTATCTGATTTAGACAAACAGTACCTTGAATTAGAGCGACAACAACACCAGATAAGAGAACAGGCTAAACTTATAAGAGGTGATAATGGCTAAGTGGAAAGAACTAAGTAACGTAACAGATATGGTCAACAGTCCACCTCACTACGGTACTGGTGTCATAGAGTGTATCGACTATATAGAAGACTTCTTAACCAAGGAAGAGTATATAGGATACCTACGTGGGAATATAGCTAAGTACCTACACAGGTGGCGATATAAGAATGGCATAGAAGACCTAAAGAAAGCTGAGTGGTATGGGTCTAGGTTAATCAAGGTGGTAGAAGAACATGGAGATACCTGATTTATCGTCTATAGTGTTGGTCGTACAGACAATTTTAATACTGTGGTTAACGGGAAAAGTAGACAGGCTACAGAAGGAAATAGACTTTAAGATGAAGGTTCCTATGTATGCTCTGTTTAGGCACCTAGAAGAAGAACACAACAAAACATAAAAAAAGCCCCTGTATCCTTGAGTGGACGCAGGGGCTTTACTTTATGTATATACACTTGTGTTTATTTATTACCAAAGAACTTACTTATTGACCGTAAACCTATACTGGCACTAACGATCCCACCAAGGGAAATTTGATACCACTGGGGCATTGCTTCAAGGGCTGCAAAACCATTAGCTACCAAGTCTTCTGCCCAAGCAAAAGGCATGAACGCAAGTACAAGTGGCACCGAGAATAGGAGTGTAATCCATTCATCTTTCCAAGAGTTCTCTGTAGCTTTTATAGCTGCTAAGTCCCAATCAATTTCCCCAGTTAATTGCTTCTTTTTAATCTCTGCCTCCGTTAGCTTGATCTGTGTTTTACCATCTATAATGCTGGTAGCCAAGCCTGACAGACTGTTAATTATTGCTCCTATCATTGATACTTCTCCTTGTATGCCTCTTCAAATCCCTCTTCGTGGACACAGTTCTCATGGTTGCCCCAGAGCCTCTTAAAGTAGCTGTCGTGTACATCTATGTAGTCTTGTTCACTGTACCCATCCGGGGCTAGTTGTCCCTTAACAATCCACATAAACCTGTTTACTTCTTTGTGTATAGGTCCATCACTTCTCATGTGATAACCATACGGAAAATGCTCCCGTGATTGCGCCTGTTACAGTTGCAGTTAGTGCTGTGGCCTGTGAAGTCATGGCATCAGGTGGTAAATTCATAAACCAGAATAACACTTCCATATACATATATGTCATAACTAACATCATAATACGGGGAAGTATCTTCCAAGCAAGTACTCTTTCCATTGCTACAGTCATTCAAAATCCTCCTTTAATCCATCCAGTATTTCTTTAGCTGATGGCCTTCGTTTCTTAAACTTATATACACACTCAAAACTCTTTGGGCATTGTCTAAAAGCGGATCCGTATTCATACTTGGGTATTAAGGGTGTAGGGAAATATGTAGCCGACGAGCCATTAGGACCACGATACCAACACTGTTGCACCCCCATAATGGAAATATACTTCCACAAGTGACAAGTAACCATCTTAGGTTCTTTAGCCTGTACTCCCCCTACAGTAAAAATTAAGAGTACCAGCAATAATATTTTTACCACGTACCAGTACCTACACCAATTAAGTATACACCACCAAAGACAACAAATAAGATACCTAGAGACAAGGCAAACATGCCTAAGTTATTAATCATTTCTTTCTTGGCTTCCATAGCCCTATAGACAGTCTCTTCTCTTTCCTTCCTGATTTGCCTTCTTAACTTAATCATCTCTTCCCAAGTATTAGGGCCAAATCTCATATTCAATAGAAACATTAATTCCTTCTGTTGAGCCGCCAGCTTCTTTTTATGTACTATTATCTCAAAGGCTTCTTTTTCTATACTATCGCCAGATGTTAGCTTCTGTACAGTAGAAGGGTTCTTTCTTTGTTGTTCAGCTTTAGCAAGATCAGAGGCGGCTCCAAACCACTCTCCTAGCTGCCCCATAACATCCTCTATCTCTCTGCCATGTTGCACTAGCTTCTTAGTCATAGTGAAGGCAGCAGTACAGGCTGATATAGCCGTTATGGGGTCTAGCATTAGTCTTTCTCCATGACCTCAAGCATCCTTTCAAGGGACTCTTTAATTCCCTTTATGTTCTCTTCGATCTTGCCTAGTTGCACGGCTTGCATATTAGACGATGCTTCGACAGCTTTCACATCACCACTTATTCTAACTATAGAGGCGTAGTTAGCATCTACGTCTGCCCTCATTTGAGAGATACTCCAAACTATCATTGCCGCTTGAAGCACCAAGGCAAACAGTAGAGTTGCCGATATATTTTTACCCATTACGAAGCAGTCTTCCTCCCCCCTAGTCACAGGGGTAGGCTTTCCAATCCAGCTGAAAGTGTGGCCCATCAGGGAACTTCTTCCAATCACCACCCCATACGATCTTAATGTCTAGTTCCTTTGCAGCCTTCTTCATAGCATCACCAATAGGGTAGAAGTCATCCCACTCCCACGACACAGGATAAGGGACAACATCAACTGCATGACCCGTCAGGTGACGAGACTTGAGTGTAGTTGACTTACCTGTTTTCTTAAGCATACGCTGACGTTCAATGTTACGAACACCCTCAGTTACACTAAAGTCCTTTTCACTAATCTCTAATGCTCTTGTGACAACAGCTACCATATCGGGATGTACCCCAGACAAGTTCTGCTTACTTCGTAGCCCTAGTTTGTATCCCATTGGTTGCTCCTTAAGATGGTTTAGTAGGCCAAGTTATTGTGTTAGGGAATCCTGCTTGCGCTGGTACGTCCCGTAAAAGTTGTCTATATGTTGCCCATGCAGACTTATCTACAGGAGAGTCATCAACTTGTGTCCAATCTGAGGTCATTAATAGTTCGTCACGTTTTCTACGGGCTGAAACTTCTGGTGCAATAGGCTCAATTTCTGGTTCAGGTTCCTCAACAGGTATATTTTCTATACTCCAATTTGTACCACCCCACTTAGCAAACTGACCATCTGTCACTGTTGGTGGTGCAGTTTCAACACAACCCGCTGGAATAAGCCAATTAGCACTATCCAAAGGGTCTTGATCTGCTGTTGTAGTGCCTACGTAGACACCATTTAAATCTGTTTGATATACGTCCATGTTGGTGTCTCCTTAATATTTAATACAAGCTAGAAGTGCTATGTTTCGTGGACGGGTTTCGTCGTCACCAACAGGACTATTGTATGGAGTGACCTCATTACCTTCAGCGCCGTTGGGACTCATCTCCTGATCCCATCCGTTACTTGCTGCGTTTCCATAAGGGAAGGGGGCGTAGTTGGATTGGTAACGAACAAAAGATAAGTGTTTGTGCTCTTTAAATGTATCTACTTGAGCGGAACCAAAAGCTCGACTTGTATCTATACCACGAGAGTCATCCCATCCACGCATAAACTCACCACGCAAGTCGGGGACGTTAAACGTAGAAGACCCATCACCCACACCGAATGTTGTTCCTATTGCTGTAAACAAATCAGAATAAGTTGTCCTTGATACAGCAGCACCGTTCGCTTTTATGAAATCTGTAGGTGCTGTGTTAGCTGCATGATAGATCACTGTACCTGCGGGAACTCCACCGCCACCAGCAGCAGCAGCCCACGAAATATCTGTTCCGTCCGAAGTCAAAACGGTATCAACTCCCCCAGCCGCTAGTCTTGCTGTAGCACCAGAGGCATTACCATAAATAAGAGAGCCTCTAGTTAGGTCATTTAGAGTGTTAATCTCATCAGCACTAGCTAGTATTGCTGTAGCACCAAGAGTTAGCCCCTGCGTAGTAATAGATACAACATTATCACCAGCAGCATCTAAAGTAGCTATGACTGTCCAACCTGTACCAGCAGTGTTCCTAATCTTAAGCTGGTAGTTAGTTGTGTCGTACCACCATTGATGACCCCTGTCCGTAACTGGGTCCGTTGTGGGGATAGCAGGTTCAGTAGCACCAGAAGAGTTAGTTGCGATAGCTTGTAGAGCAGCGTTAATGTCAGCCCTAGTTTGTGGGAAGAGCTGGTTATCTATAATAAAATCGTGTTGGCTCATGTTCTGTGTCCTACTCTGGCTTTACAGGCCAAGTTATTGTGTTCGGGAATCCTGATTGACTTGGTACATCCCGTAGTGCAGCACGATAAGTAGTCCATGCACTAGACATGGTTACATCACTGTTGCCCATCCAATCAGTAGCAGCTAGTAGTGCGTCCCGTTCTTCACGAACAGCTACAGCAGCACGAGTGTCCGCTCCATCAGCCCATGCTTGCTCTTCTGCATCACGGGCGGCTTCTTCATCAGCAGTGAACTGCACACGCACACCGTTTATGTTGTGAAATCTTGGCATTTTATTCTCCTTTTATGCGCTCTTAAGGCCGTACATGTAAATTGTTCCTGATGTTATATTCCCTGAACTAAAGAAAAATTGAACTGCATCAACATCAGCCGCACTCGCTCTGTAACCGCTTGTGTTGCTCATATTTGGAGTTGAGTTTGATCTTGAACTGATGGCTTCGACCATAATGTGAGTATAGCTTAATGTACTCGGAGAAAAAATTTGAACAGTACCAGATGTTCCCCCTACACTTGCTGTGTTATCAGTTCCGGCTGTGTCTAATGGAAAACTTTGCGTACCTGCAACACCAGACGATAAACTAGCATCGTAACCTGTTTGAATCGCCCTTATCCTAGTTGTAATATATAGGTAATCATTTTGTGTTGCATCGTAACTTGAGCCGCCGTTTGTGCTAGTTCGGAGTTTTAAACTTTCGTCATTCGTAACAGGAACCATATTTACAAAAACAAACTTGTAATAATCGTATTTAGTACTGTCAAACTGAGTAAAGGAGATTGTAGCATCATCGCTGGCAGTGACAGATGTAATTAACTCTGTGCTGCCACCGCCAGCATCAGCCCACGAAATATCTGTGCCATCAGATGTTAAGACTGTATTGGCTGCGCCCTTAGCCAATCGTGCGGTTTCACCGCTTGCATCCCCATACAGGATCGAACCCCTAGTTAAGTCA